TTCAAGATGCAATGAAGGCCACTGCTGTAGATGTTAGCGTTCAAATTACAGGGTCTGGTGTCCTGACTGCTGGTGACATCAGCAGTGCACTTGAGACTGAAATGACTAAAGTTGCTCAGAAGGCTTTCGGCGGTATGCTCAGTGATGCAATGACAACGACGAAGGAAACCAAATAATGACATACGCTATTCGCCGTACCAACGGCGATGTGCTTTACTTTGACGCCATTACAAATGTCGAGGAAACGTACACCGCCCAAGTTACCAAGCATCCGATTGCAAGTGGTGCATTCATTTCTGATCACACAATCGTAGATAATAAGAAATTCTCCCTGAGAGCTATTCTCTCTGATGCAGACTTTAATTTGAACAGACCGTCGGAGGAAGGATTTCAAACTGTAACACAGAAGCAATTCGTGAACGATACTCAGACTGACATTCCTGTGAAGATCACTAATGAGGGTGCTAAGTGGAGAAGCTTTTTGCCTGAAGTTGTATCTCAGTTTACAGCTAATACAATCCCGACTGTAACAGTTACTCCGCAAACAAAAGCAAAGACAGCAAACGCTGTAAGATTCGATCTTACTGACATGTTCGAAAAGAAAGAACCATTTACTTTAGTAGAGTACAGCTCCAACCTGATCTCACGTTCGTGGGATAACATTGTCATGACTAGTCTATCTTTTGCAGAGGATGCAGACACTGGTACAGGTCTGTTCCCAAACATGCAAATGGAACAAGTGCGATACACCAATGTAGAGAATGTTCTCATCAAGGTAAAGCAAACTCCAAACAAAGGCCGTAAGACTGGAACAACAACTAAGAAGGCAGAGAAGGAGGGAGATAATGCTGCAACTCAGCCAACAAAGAACGCTGAGAAAACAGCAGCCGCTGCTCTTGCTGATAAAGCCTCGGAGGCTACAGAATGACAAATACAGTTTACGTCGAAATGCCTATGTTCTCTGAAGAGAAATATCGTTATGGTATCTCTCTTGAGGGAGTTAGCTGGCAGTTCACATTCTATTGGAATGGACGAGCAGGACAATGGCACATGGATATTCGTTTCGAAGATCAGACCCCTCTTGTACTAGGGCAGGCTCTGGTTGCACAGTATCCAATGCTGATCGACTACAACCTCGAAGAGTCTGGACTGACAGGCTACTTCCTTCTGATGCCAGTTAACATCGCCATTACAGACCAAATCACACAAGACTCCAGTGTAGTGCCGGAGTTCTTTAAACTCTACTACGTATATCTAACGGAGGCATAATGACGCAGCGAGAAAGAGTGTACGACTTAGTTGTTGGGGATTATAAGACCGGCAATGGGATTCGTATTACAGGCGGAATCCCTGATGCTGATGGAGCGCTCAATGAAGGCTTGCAGATTACATTCGATATCTCGAAGACAGCCGACACTAAGCGTACAAACGGTAATTCTGCAACAATCGAAATCTACAACTTAAATCGCTCGCATATTGAACTGCTCCAGGGCGACTACCTTGAATGTACTTTCTCTGTTGGTTTCAAAGATGAAGGAATTCGAGTAGTTGCTCAGGGTAACGTTGTAGAAGTTAAGACAGTTAAGCGAGGCACGGAGTTCATCACTCAGGTGCGAATGGGGGAAGGTTACACGGACCTTAACCACGAGAGATTGAAAAGCTTGGTCTCTCCAGGGTCAACTGTTGAGCAGGTGATTGAAGAGATCCGTAAGGTCATGCCTAACGTAGCTCGTGGGGCTTACACAGGGACGAACTTGAACAACCCTATCGTCTTCGGTTGGGCACTAAATGGGACACCCCAGCAGATGCTACGGAAGCTCTGTGAAGCTCAAGATATTGAATACTCTGTATCCGGTGGGGTTTTGAACGTCTCTGATAAGAATGGCCTGTACACGAAAGACACAGTGCTTGCCCCAGTCATCAGTGAATTTACAGGGATGATCGACGCTCCATTCCATACAACAGAACAGGGCCGTAAGATGAAGAAAGATAAGACACGTCGTCGAGGCGTGCAATTTAAGACCCTGTTGAACACTGAGTGCATTCCAGGGAAGATTGTTAAACTTGAATCAGACTTCATCAACGGATATTACCGCATCAACTCTTCCCGATTCTCTGGAGACTTTAGAGGAGGGGATTGGACAGTTGAATGCTTCACATCAGAAGTGGAGGCACAAGATTTGCTATGATTGACTCTATTCTAAACGACTACATTCAGACTCAGTTCCAGATTAACATGGCAGAGGTTTACACAGCCCTGCCGTGCGTGGTTACGAGTGTTTCTGGATCATTTGAAAGTCAACGTGTTGACGTCCAACCAGCTATCAACACACTCTACAAAGACGGGACTAGTGAAGAGCATACGCAGATTCTCGGCGTCCCTGTCATTCTTCCTGGCTCTTCGACAAGCTTGGTTAGCTTCCCTATTAATGTGGGAGATACCGTCCTCTGCGTATTCTCGCAGCGATCCATGGATAACTTCAAGATTGGTAACGGACAGCCTACAGTTCCAAACGATTACAGAAAACATACTGACCAAGATGCAGTTGCAATCCCTGGCCTATTTCCATTCGCCAAGAGTGTCAACCGCCCTGCTGTCCGTAAGTACCCACACAACCCGAAAAGTGATTTAGTGATCGCACACAACATTGCATCTGGAACAGAAGTTATGATCCAGTTCAAGCAGAATGGTGATCTGGTCATTAACACAGAGGGAAAGACAATTGTTAACTGTAAGATTGGCGAGATGAATGCTACACAGTCTTACACTATAAATACCCCCACTTTGAATATCAACGCTGCGACTACCAATTGGACTGGCAATGTAATTCACACTGGAAACTATACGGGAACAGGGCAAGCCAGATTCAATGGCGTATTGTTCGACACTCACTTCCACTCCGGCGTTACTCCTGGCAGTGGTACTTCTGGCCCAGTTGCTGGGTAAGGATACAAGATGGATTTGCTACTCAACTCTGACACAAACGATCTTGTGTTCATTAACGGAAAATGTCCTGTCACTCAGTTGCTGACAGACATTGTATCGCAGCGACTTAAGATCACACTATATACATTCCTCGGGGAGTGGTTCCTGGATACAACAATCGGGGTTCCATACTTCCAACAGATTTTCGGAAAGATTCGAACAAAGGCAACAATTGATCTGATCTTCCAAAGAATTATTTCTAGCGATAATGATGTGATTGAAATTCTCACATTTGAATCTGAACTCACAACTGCATCCCGTGGCTACAGTATGACTTTCCAAGTGCGAGTCTCTGACAACACGGCGTCACTTCCAATCACAATTCAAGTAGGAGCATAACATGGCGGGACTATCGTCTACAGGCTTGGAAATCAAAACAATTGACGACGTTCTCAATGACAGTCGTACTCGTGCAGCAGACATCTTTGCTGACCTTGTGCCTGCTGGTGATATTGTGGACGTTAGTGACAACTCTGCCCTTGGTCGTATGATCGGGGTTATGGCACCATCGGAAGCATCGCTATGGGAAGCTATCCAGCAAATCTATGATAGCTTCAACCCAAACACTGCTATCGGTGTCTCATTGGATAATATCGTAGCCTTGTCCGGTATCAACCGTCTCGTGGCAATGCCTACACGCGCTCAGGTACTCCTTGAGGGCACAGTCAACACAGTGATCGCAAGTCCTCCTGGGAAAGCCTACAGTTCGACTACACAGCGTGTGTTCAGCATCCTAAACCCTGTCGTACTCTCACCAGAGAACGCCTCTGGGATCGGAATCGCAGTAACCAATGTGCAAAACTCCACGGTCTACAAGTTCAGCTACACCGTTGACAGTGTGAACTACATTGACGCTTCTATCACTTCTCCTTCTTCCGGCTCTACTGCTGAAAGTATTTTGGCACAATTAAAGGCTGAAATCGACTCTTTGTTCTCTGGGGTCTTTACAACGTACTATCAGGATGGTAGACTATTCGTATCACGTACCGATCCATTTCAGGTTGCGTCCTTCGTCGTCACTGCCAACATGGCAATCCAGAAGGTCATTAAACTTGGCATCGCACAAGATGATGTAGTTGGTCCATTTGAGCAGCCAACAATGGCTATCGACACAATCTCAGTTCCAATCGCAGGATGGGACAGCATCATCAACCCAATTGCTGCTGTAACTGGTAGGTTGCAAGAGACTGATCCTGAACTTCGCGAGCGTTTCCGTAACAGCAAGTTCGTACAGTCCGCCAATATCCTAGAGTCCCTTATCGACGCCCTTGTTAACGTAGAGGGAGTTGTAGACGTGAAGGTGTACGAGAACGACACAGACACAGTTAGCCTCGAAGGCGTCCCTGCCAAGAGCTTCATGCCTATCGTTCTAGGCGGTCTCCCAACGGACATCGGAAACGCGATCTGGCAAAACAAGCCTACAGGTATCTCTTCAACAGGAGACACTACCGTGCAGGTAGTTGACAGCCTTGGATTTATTCATAATATCTCCTACAAGCGACCAACAGAGATTCCAATCTACGTCAATATTGATGTCAGTTCTCTTGGAAATCTAGCAGGAGACGCTGCTGCAACTATTCGACAGAACGTCGTAGAGTATGGCGTTACTAACAACTTCATTGGGGACGATGTAATTTATTCTCGTCTCTACACACCAGTTAACGCAGTGCCAGGACACATGATTAATAGTTTGACAGTAGGAACATCGCCATCTCCAACAGGAACGTCGAACATTACTATCAACTTCGATCAAGTGGCTACATTCCTCCCGGCGAACGTCATCGTGACAATCACATAACACAGGAGTCAATCACATGGCTGAAAATCAATTCGTTGTAGAACCGTTCTTGGATGTGGCACGTCAACGTGTCACAGACCAGTTCCGTGGTAAGCCAGTCATGGACAAGTACCTCCGTTTGCTGATTGACGGTAAAGCGGAATTGCAAACTGTGATGAAAGACCTCATGACTCTGCGTTCGATTGACACAGCAGTCGGTGCCCAGTTGGACGTTATTGGCGAAATCGTCGGACGTCCACGTGGCCTAGTATCTGCTGAGGTTTTCACATATTTCGGTTTTGATGGTGCAACCCAAGGCGGAAGTTTTAGTTCTGTAACTGACCCTTCAGTCGGTGCCCCTTGGTACTCTATCGGCGCTCCAACTGGACGAAGCCGAGAGCCAAGCGATGAAGAATACAGAATCATCCTGAAAGCTAAGATCATCAAAAACAGGACGCTTTCGAGACCTGAAGATGTAATTCAGGCATACAAGTTCTTGTTTGGAGCTTCTAAGGTTACAATCACCGAACTTGGTCATGCCTCTGTGCGTATCGGAATCGGTAAAATCCTGACATCTGTCGAACGGGGACTTCTGTTCGGACTCGATGGTGCAGGTACGCTTCTGCCTAAGACGGTGGGAGTTGAATATACATACTCTGAATTCCAATCTGACCGAGTCTTCGCCACAGAGGGATTCCCCGGTGGAATGGGCACTGGAGACCTGGATTTTCCAGAGTCCGGTGGTATTCTTTCCAACCTCATCACATAATTTAAGAGGAATTTACACGTGGTAGATATTATCAAACAAGATATGACGGACATCTGGGCTATTGCGGGAGACGTAGTTGCTCCAGACTCTGCTAAGGTCCGTGCTGGGTGGGCAGTTGAAGCTGTCCCTCGCCAATGGTGGAACTGGTTTGAGAACCGCCAAGACACAAACATTGCCTACATGCTCCAAAAGGGTATCCCAGAGTGGGACTCGTTCACTGAGTATCTGACTAACAAGTCGTACGTTCAACGTAACAACATCGTCTACAAGGCTGTTGCTGTAAGCACGGATAAAGACCCTGCTCTGCCAGCCAACGTTGGATTTTGGGTTAAGGCTTTCCCAGAAAGCACTCCTTACCTTGAGAAGATCAAAGATCTTGCAGTAGTTCCCTCGACAGTCCCTGCTGTGGGATCAGACGGAAATGCTACTAATCTGCCATTTAGTTCTGTTGGTGCGAGTTTACTGGCAACTGCAACAGATACCGCAGCAAGGGCTCTTATCAGCGCTCAACTAGATAACATCAATCTTACAGCACTTTCGGCTATTACTGCTGGAACAAACCTGCTTCCATATTTTACAAACTCTACGACCGCAGCTACTACTGCCCTTACTCAGGTTGGCCGTAACTTCCTGGCGGCTGGAGATACAGCAGCACAACGTACAGTTCTTGGATTGGGTAACGCATCTCTGTCGACTGTCACTGGTTCGAGATATGACACTACCGCAGGAGCTTTGTTGAAAGTCGGAGACTTCGGTCTAGGACAAACAAGTGCAACACCTGTTGCAGATTGTAATGCTATTACAGCATCAGGGTTCTACACAATTAATGGATCGACATCTAATATCCCTTCTGGGGCAAGCATAGGTGGAACACTGATCCATACTGCATGGGACGCTAACACAAACCAGCAGGTGTTGTTGCAAAACGGACGTATGTGGCAAAGACAAGGCGGGGGAAGTACATGGACAGCTTGGGTAGAGTCTTGGACATCGAGCAACCTAGTTAAGACTACGTCTAACTCAGATAACACTTCTGGCCGTATGTTGAAAGTTGGAGACTTCGGCCTCGGTGGACAAGGCATCGTAGTTACAGATTTGAACTCACTGTCTACAGCAGGATCTGGCTTCTATAAGCTAACCAGTCCATACACAAACGCTCCAATTGCTGGTACTTCTTTCACCGTTCTTCAACAAGCATTTGACAACGAGAGAACTCAAATTGCAACAGCGGAAGGTCCAGCCACAGTTCGTACCTTTATCCGTAAGTTCTCTCTTGGGACTACATGGGGATCGTGGGTAGAATTGTACCACACAGGGAACACTGCTTCCATTGTTAGCCAAGTTACTGCGGGTATTCAGCCTACACTGGATGCCAAGGTCAACAAGAGTGGCGACACTATGACCGGAACTCTGACCGCACCTAACATGAGTCTAGTTGGGACTGCGGGAGATCGCGGCTACCTGATGATGAAGAAGCAAGGGAGCGCTTACACTTACGATACACTGATTGAAGCTAACGTTGTTGGTTCTAGCGGTAATGGTACAGGCCAGTTGCAAATCACAGCGGGGAACGTTCTAGTTAGTGGTCCACTTTCAGGGACTTCGACAGTCGCTTCATACAATGGTGCAGTAGTTCTTCGTGACGGTGTTATTGACATCAAACCATCAGGAGGAACCGATTCCAACAACGCCCACTTGTACTTCCGTAACCTTAACGGCACTACAAGAGGAATTCTGTACGCCAACAACGCTGGCACCGTTATGTTGCAGACAGGTTCAGGACTAACCAACGTAACGTTCAACCAGAACGGCGTATCTGCCTTTGGATACAACGTGACTGCCCCAAGCGTTACAGTAAGTGGCCGAGTCCAGTGCGGTGATGTTCAGTCGAATGGCTGGGTTCTTGCCGGTGGTGGCACTTCTTCTCTGAGACAAGACGGTAATGTTTTTGGATCAGGCTGGGCCGGTGGTGATGCTATTGCCCACGTAACCTACTACCTGTCCACTAAATTGGACTCTGCTCTTGTAGACTTCACGTACATCTATCCTAACGGCGGTAGCGCTGGCGCTCCTGCTACGCTAGTACAGAACACGCGTTATGTCTCTGCGAACCCATTCCCAGGATACCACGTTCTGTGTGTAGCTGAAGTGCTGTACAAGGGTATTTGGGCTATCAGCGGTTTCGCAGGTAACTTGGGTACTGGTGCTGCTCACTGGAGTACAACATCTTCCCAGTTCTTCGGGTCTGGAGAAATTGTAACTCAAACAGGTGTAAGTGGTTTGATGTACTCTACTTCTGCTGGAACTGGTGGTGGTCATGGCTTCGCTGATTCTACATCGGTCACATCTGCTCAAGTACGAGTGAAAGTATTCAAACTAAGAGGAACCTACTAATGAAACACTATTCTATTCCTGGCACAAGTTACCACGAAGTCAATGAAGTTGGGAGCCCATCGGAAGATGGGCTTGTAGAAATGAAACAAGCTCGTCCTGCACCTGTAGACGGGATTATGTACATCTCTACTGTTGACGGTGATTGGGTACTGCCCGTGGGAGACGAGACTGTAGAACGCACTTGGAGAGATTCTGAACTCCAACGTGCAGACGTTGAACTGAATAAAGTACAAGATGGCGATGGCGTTGGAACTGTAAAAGCTTGGCGAGAATATCGTATGGCACTGCGGGCTTGGCCGTCTAACGAGAAGTTTCCTGATTCTACATTCCGCCCTGTCTCACCAGACGCCGGAGTATAATCGTGGATTACATCTCTCGGATCAACCCATTTAAATCAATCTGAGGATATATCATGCCAAACATCGTAAAACCGTCCGGCGTTAACCAACTATGGGCTGCTGGCGGAACAAAGGTTAATCCAGGGCTACAGAAACTGAACATTGGTTGGGTGGTTGAACTTCCACCTTACCAGTACCAAAACTGGCTGGACAACCGACAAGACACATTTATTGCACACATCAACCAACA